CAAGGGGACAAGGGTATGATCCTGATCGAAAGATTGCAGTTCATGCTGGTACTCTTAGAACAACTTTGCGGGATTATCACGAACGTGGTGGTAAAATACCTGCAGAGTTGTTCAACATGTTTGAAGGAAATCAAACTGAAATTAAAACCAAATAAACTACTAAACTATCAAACCAATAGGAGGATAAATGAGTAAAGAAGTAGTAAAAAAGAATAGTGCAGGATCACTTGCAACTATTAATTTAAGGCAGGACTCGGGTAAAGGTTCTGAAGAAATTAAGTCGGATGATGTATCGACACCGATCTTAAAAATTCTTCATCAACTTTCACCAGAGTGTAACGAGAGAGATGCAAAGCATGTTAAAGGTGCAAAACCTGGCATGATATATGCATCTGGTTTCGGTCAACTGATCGATGGCAATGAGGGATTAGACGTTGTAATTGCACACTCTCAAACAAGATATCCTGAATGGCAAGAGAGAGGCGATAGTGCTTCTGCTCCAGTGGGAACTCACTTAGAGATTCCAGCTGATGCTGTTGAGGAGAGAAATGGTAGATACAGATTACCTAATGGTAATTATGTAGAGAAGACTGCATATTTTTATGCACTGGCGATGGTGGATAAAGAGCTTAAACCTGCGGTCATACCAATGAGATCTTCTAATCTTACACCAGCTAGAGAACTAAACAATCTGATTAAGAACCT